TTATTAAATAAAATGCCCCACTAAAACCAATAAAACTTAGAAATATCAGAAATCTTTTCATCATTTCTCCTTTATTATTAATTAACAAAAGCAATAATTTTTCCATTTTTCTTTATTATTATGACATCTTGCAGCCATAGTTCCTGGATGAATTCCATAATCTCTTGCTCCTGCGGAAGCACTTGGATATTTTTTACCATTGGCTATTATTGGCTTTGATATTTTTTTTAGTAACTTATTTTTATAATCATCATCATTAGCCCATCTATCTTTAGCTTCTTGACTTAATCTTTCTTTTCTTTCAATTAATTCTTTTTCAGACATTAATTTCCATTGCTTATGAGCACCTTGTCTTGATATTTCTTTATTTTTAGGATCAGACATTTGTATTAATGATATACTTCTTAAATATTCAAGATTATTTTGAGCCCACTTGGAAGCAGCCTTTTTAGATGCCTCTACTAATTCAGGAGATCGTTTAACTCCCTGCATTCCCTCTCCACCTGTTAATAAATTATATCCTTTGAGTGGATTAGTTGAGTCATAACTTTTTATCATATTTATTTCAATAATACAAATTTCATCCCAAGTTGATGCTGTTTCGAGTATTTCCATATAAAAAGTATTAAAAGAATATTTTCTTACTGCTCTGTAAAGATAAGTATCTTTATGTTTTGAAGCACATCTATGTTCTTTCCATCTTTTTTTACAATCATTAGTGATACCAATGTATACTTTATTATTATTTGTATTAAATATTTTATAGCAATAAAACATTTCTTTTATCATCACTTCTCCCAAAATAATTGTTTATACATAAATCTTAGTTCTTTTACTACATAAAATAGAGCTGAAATTATACTTTGAGGAGAGTTATTATCCTCTGCCCTCATTAACTGTAATTCCTTCATCATCAGTCTATTTTCTAAATATTTCCTAAAATCCATAGTATAATATCGAAAGAGTTTAGGGGAGAATACAAGTACTCTCCCCTTTCCTCCTGTTTCCTCCGTGATGACAAGCACTATTGGGAAATACCCAATAATTTGTTAGATTTCTTTTGGAGGTGTAATGCCTTTGAATAGGCTTGATTTCGCCTAATTTCATTACCATTACCTTCATAATAATCCAAGAGCTTGTTCACTTTGTTATTCAGGTTGTAGGCCATTAATGCAGGTTTCAACACATCGTTCCATGCTGATGGCGTAGAAGATTTACACATATTCATGTTCTTCTTCATCATTACCATCAGTTACTGGAGATAATACTTTATCCCCACAATGTTGACAGTTAAGGGCGAACCCTTCGTCATATTCTGCTAAGTTACCACAATCGCAAATTACTAGTGTTGTCATGTTACGGATCTCCTTTTTTTTTGAGGTTAGGTCCTCCTCCTACTAGTTAAACAGTTGTATATCCAACTATTTCACTATTTCCATTTAATTGAATTGTACTTACAGGTATTGTGGTTAAGTTTTCACCTTTAGTAACAGGCTTATGACTTTTATGCCACTTAGATACCAATGGAGTACCAGTTTCAATAGCTTTCATTAGACGTGGAACAGGTATGAACTCATTTATAGCAGCTTTTAATCTATAAGCAGAGCCTACTGTCAACATCCATCTCAATGCTTTTCTTAAGAATTCTCTATCTGTACGTCCTGTATAGGTTCTTATTTGACCAAGAGCAATAGAAAATGTTATTGGTGATTTACCAACATTAACTATCTGTCTTAACGCCCTTTTACCACCAACTTCTTCCACTCTTTGAATATTATAAAGAGTAGTAGCTTTCACTTTAGCACCATTAAGATAACGTTCTAGTTCTTGGCAAGCATTGATTGGCATTGTATCTTCATTACAAGATACAAATAGATCATCAAAGACTTTATGACTAGTACTATTATGCATAACAACTGGAGCTTTCTTAACACCAAGTATTTTTAATGCAGTTAGTCTGCGATTACCATCTATAACAGTACCATTATTAGCAACTATAATAGGAGTTAATAGTCCATTCTTTCGAATATTAGTTACCAGTGATTTAAACCCTTGATGAGTATCATCTGTTCTAATTACAGGATTCAAAGGATTAAACTTCAACTTATTAATCAGCATAGTTTTAAAGATCATTGTAGCCTCTTTAAAAGTTGATTTAGTTGTCACATTAGCTTTAGTTTTCGTTACTGTTTTTGTTGTTTTTTTCATTTTCTCTCCTTGTTTGATTTATGAAATTATTATAACCTGAGATTACAGTTATTACAGTATAGCTTTGAGAAGCGTACGGATTTAAGTCCTTACTTCCTTTGTCCACTAGCACTTGCGTGTAGTACCATACCAAGCTCAGCAGTTAAAGACTGCCACTCTTATCGTTCAAGCGGTTTCAACAACTACTTACATCATTATAAAGCAATTAATTCTATAGTGTGCTTTCATCATTAAACTAACCAGGATTGCGTCCTAATTAGCTCTCCTTCATTGCAGGAGACTTAGAGCTCTATGCTCTTGAACGCTTACATGTCTTTTTGCACTTTTCTATGTTTATAGTTAAGTCCCTGATACAAGGCCTCAAGGTGGCACGATTTAGACTAGGCAGAAGAATCCGAGCGCATATAAGTTGTAGCTCATTATTCTTTTGGAATAATAAATACTACTCTCAGATTTATGTTCTCACTGGTGATGAGTTTACATCATACTTCACGATCAATCTCTGTTTCAAGAGAGATAACCATTTATATTGGAAGTCAGTCTTAGCTACCACAGTCTCAACTTGTGAATATAAAGTATTCAATCCCTACACATTTTCCTTTTGGTATCACTACCTCAATCTGAACGCCTTATCAGATATAATACTCTGTCATACTCAGTAGAGCCATATGAAGATTATTATGTTATGTGCTTGCTTACGTGAACCATTACTGGCGCTACTCAGGAGTTTAATCCCTTTTACTTTGGCTATGTTACCATAGTTATTCTTAAGGACTATAAGCAGCCCATTGGGGTGAGAGAGAAGAACAGCCTTCAACATTGTTAACCAGCCTCACTAGTCCCCAATTCAAACTGTCTTACTCTCTCAAATTAATGCTAGCTCCCCTGATCAGAGTTCTTCGGTACATACATACCTAAAGTGGAGATTGATTTGTGAATCCACACTTCTGGTGAATACTCTATAGGTATCACCTAACTAGCAAATTTGTAGCGGGTATGGGAGTCGAACCCACTGTCTTCTGGTTATGAGCCAGCTATTTAAACCGTTTCACTCACCCGCATCAGATTATTTATTACGTTTTTTCCTTCAACCAACCATATCTCCTAGCTTTCTTAGCCTTCTTACAAAGAGCCTTGGTAAATCCGTGACCTCTTCTCTTTTTAGGAGTTGGAGTTTCTATCCTATTAGGAACACAATATGTACGACCATAATCAGTTTCCATGTCTACTCCTATCTTCCCACCAATGTATCACACTAGCGAGAAGATATACCAACTGATTCAAGATTATATAACCAATATATAAACTTGCCATCAAGCCCAAAACAATGAACAACATCTCTAAGCTATTCACCTACTATTTCCTTATTTACAGTATCAAATATCACACGTCTAGTGCGAAATCTTTCAGCTAGAGATGATTCTTCACTTCCACAAAATCTATCATGATGATTGACTTTGGTTATACGATCAGCAATATGACAAGTTCTCATCTTGAGAAGGGCTAACTCCCAATTCTTAGAAAACTCTTTACTGCCTTCATGATCCATCTTATCAGCAATCTCACGTTGCATTCTAGCTTCACGAGACCAAGCATTCATAAGAGGATAAGGAACTAGGATTATATCTATCATATCCATTTCAGCAATCATTAGAATATCATCCATAATATGATCAGTAATCATATAGTTAATAAATACATCTAACCACATCTTACATTCACTATATTCAGGATATTCTGATAATACATAATCAGACCAACGATCTAAATCACGATCAGGAATATTAACTCCAAGTCTAGATCCATTCTTATCTATAATAACTCTAGCTGTACCAGAATGATCTGGGTTTAGCTTAGTATCATTACAGACTTCATTACTACAAGCTCCAAGTACCTCATCAGTATTGAATGTATACTCATGATTGGAACCATAATTTACTACTGTTATCCCACTATTTAAGGTCAGTATAGGATATCTTTGACCGAGGATTGTTGCCATCACATCTCCCTTTTATTTATAGTAATTGTCATTAAATACTCTCTAAAGAGAAAAAAAAGAGCAGCAAAGGCCACTCTCTTCTTTGTACATAGAACCTGGTAATCACAACAGATTCAATATTCTAACCAATATACCTTAAGCTCATCTCTTACAGCTCTATTATATTGATCATTAAACACATCGAAATCACATGTAATATACACAGACTTATCATCTATAAATGTAAGAGTTGTACCAGTACCATGATTAGATGATGTCCAATGTATCACATGATCCATGTTAAAAGCGTAATGTTTAGATATTATAATCATTATGTCCCCTTTTAATTATTGTCATCAAAGAACCAAAAAAATAAGACTACTAGATAGCCTGTAAGTTACAATATATACTACAAGTATACTTAGGGTAGGGAAGTAAGAGTACGTACGCTCTAGGTACCAATATGGAGCTAATTCGACTATTCTATGTCGTATTAGATACTATATAATCTCTATTAACTCTGTTATGTAATAATATAGTAAAGAAATCTCTCTAAGTATAAAAAAAGAGAGACCAATAAAGGTCCCTCTTAATCGTACTACAATACTAGGGTACAACTACCCACTGTGTTCCGTCCCAAGTTGCCTTGGCACCAACTACTGGAGCTTGAGGCTGAGGAGCATTGTTAGCTAATGAAGCAATCATTGACTGTACCTGATTTGGATCTATAGCAGGCTTACTCTGGTCCATCATAGGCTGTTGGCATTGTGCTGCGAACTGTGGTACATTCTGAAACATACCTGAGAACGCATTATCTATCTGCCATTGGTTAGGCCTACGTTGAGACAGTAGTAGCTTTTGAGTAGCATACATAGATGTCTGTACATACGACTGCAACATATTGAGCAACATAGCTCTGAGTACTTCGTTCATTTGGATCTCCTTTTCTATTAATTAACATATAATCTTAAATGAAATTTAACGTAATCGCTTTAGCGAAAACCCATTTTATGGGGGTGCGGTGTCTCTGAAAGGCCATACACCAAAATGCTACAATTTTTAAAACCTCTTGCTTTGAACCAGTTCAGTTAATATAACTTTAACCATAGAAAGGAGATACAATGTCTAAACGAATATACCATCTTACCATTGAATACGATAACGAGACCGAAGAGGTTGAATATATCGTAGAGACTGTAGATCAGCTTGAAGATGATGATATACGGCTCGTAGAGATAGGAACTGTAGATATCAGTAAATACTTTAATAAAGAAGTATTAAAAGAACTAGCTCTATGTTATGAAATGGGAGAAGCTTGAATATCTATAGTATATAATATAACTTCTGTCTAACCCTTAAAGGGTTAGAACATAGAGAATGATATTATATTATATATTATATATTATATCTAGATATATATATTATATATCGCGCGTACGAGAAAATGAATATTGACAGAAAGATTACACTACTGATTACATTATGGATTTTAGACAAAATTATTATGATATGTTTACTATGGTTATTAAAGTAAGATATTTATTACTAGTTATTGGATCAGGCATCACATGCGGTGCTGGGATCTTTTTCCTATATGGTGGTTTTGATTATGATAATATATATGAAAATGCCAATGTATGGTATAAAGTATCCACAGATCATTTAAATCCAGGTGAAGTGGTAGCTCTAGATATGAGTAGAGGATATTCTATGTGTAATGATGGCTTTATTTATTTAGTAGTACATGCATCAGATACAAACGAGGAAGTGATCGTGGCATTTCCTGATGGTGGCTATTGGTCAGCACCTGGAGTTGATACCACATCTATGGAGATACAAAAACATTTTGGCAAATTAGAACAAGATCTAAGGAAAAGATGACCTGGGAAGAGATGTATAACGAAGCTCTAGAAACAATAAATATCTTGAATAAAGAGGTAGAGACTTTAAGAGCTATTGTTAGGGTTCAACTACCAATTATAGAGAGGGATGATGAGGACATACAAAGTATCTAATATATTTCACAAGGTTTATGACAGTATGGAAGAATTTCTAGAAACTCACCCAGAGATACCAGGTCCATATATAGCAAAGAACTGGAAAGGTTCACAAATAGGAGATTGGGTAGAAGCAGACGATGGGTGTATTATTCAGATCTTGAGGAAGGGAAAGATGGTTGCTACCTGGGGAAAGCATAGAACTAGGTATTATGTAGGCACATGTACAGGAACTTTTATGTGTACTAAGAATGTAAAGATGGATACATCTAAGAGGGAGAATGTGTGGAGTATATCTGGAAAGGATACCGAGAGGGTTATCTTTGATAGAAAGAATATGACTAAAAGGGAACTTGTATTTGTTCAGTTTATTACAAGTGGAGTATCTCTCCAGCAGGCATACTTAAATGCATACGATACAGATAATCCTAGGTATGCATTAGAACAATCAGCTAAATTAATTAAGACAGAGAGGGTTCAAAAGGCTATGAAAGAAGAGTTAAAACCAGTATTAAAAGAATTAGGCATTGATGATAAGTCAGTATTGGAAGGCATCAAGAAGGTTGCAGAGGGCAGTGAGAAAGATGAGACAAAGCTAAAAGCATTATTCAAGCTATCTGACATCTTAGATCTCGAAGATAAGACCCAAACCAAGATCACCCAGCTTAGTGGGGCTGTCTTCCAAGGATTTGCAGACAATGTCTTAGATGAAGTACAACGTCCCAAGGAGTTAGGAGAAAAGAATGGCTAAAAGACTAGACCTGTTTAAGCATGATAAAAAGAATAGGCCTAAGGACTCGTATCATATCTGACCGTATGAAGGAACGCCACACCCCGTTGGGGAAAGGCATAAGAAGGAAAAGAAGAAATGATTAAGCTTATTATATTCTCTGCATTGCTTAATACAGGAGAGATCCATGCTACTCTTCCAGATGATACGAAAATAGAAGCTAGAAGGCGTGGTGGTAAGGGCAATAAGAAGCGTAGGCGTGGAGGCAATGGACTTAGATAATGGCAGAAGATTTATTACGTACCCTTGATCTAATATCTACATATACTACAGATCCATTATCTACAGGAACATATGGAGCACTGCAGAAAAGCAATCTCTCAGAAGATCCTCAAAGCCTCTATGATATATCAGAAAAATTTCTGACACAGGCTGAAATTGATAGAGACGAACGTATAAGTTCTTTTTTCTTTGGTGAAGAGGGTATAGATACTGGTATGGCACCAGACATAGCCTTAAGTCCTTTATTATCATTAAAATCTTTTTTAAAACCTCTAATGAAAAATAAAACCTTTGCAAATAAGGCATTGTCTGGATTAGCTAAACTTGAGAGGAAGATTGGTCCTAGCCTTGCTGAAAAATCTTCCACTACCTCTTTATTAGAACCTACTAAGGTAGCTAAGTTTTTAGAAAAAAGAGTACGAACAGATCTAGCTAAGGATTTGTTAACTAAAAAGGCTTATAAGAGGTTTCAGCATACTTATCCAGATGCTGGAAAAATATTTAAATATGATGAGTATAAGATATTAGTGGAAAGTAGTTTACTGCCAAAGGCTGACGATATGGCTTATGCTATTCCTACCAAATTGAAACATCCACGCTTGGGAGAATATGCTAGAAGTGAAGATCTAGGTATGTCATGGATTAATATGCGTCCAGATATTGGTGTGACTAATTGGATGTCTACTTTAAGGCATGAGTTTAGTCATAAACTTGATGATGTCGTTACAGGATTTGCTACTCCAGATTATAAACGTCTAGAGAAAGTTTTTAAAAAAGGGATGATACCAGAGGTTTCCGATGAATTGGTTAACTGGGATCTAATGAGGGCCTTACAGGGAGATAGGTTTAAATTGACAAAAAGAGTAAAGGATATAAAATATCTTACTAGCCCTACAGAGACACTTGCAAGAATAAAGCAAATACGCAGACCATATCTTGGACAGAAGGTAGTTGAGAAATTTGGGAAGGATACCATGGCAATGAGGCAATTAAAATCCGTATATACAGATGATTTTATCAAAGGACTCCTAAAGGATTACTGGGCAGTTGCTCCTATAGGGATTGGTATGGAAGCTATGGATGAAGTCTATGAGGACTTAAAATAATGGCAAACGTTAATTTTCACAATGTAGGCAATGAAGAAAAAGCATTAAGACTTGCATATAAAGATTTAATTTCATTTGGCAAGTTATTTTTACCTGATGACTTTATGAGATCTGAGACTCCCCCTTTTCATTATGAAGTAGCTGATGCAGTAAATGATTTGGATGTCAGACAGTTGGCAGTTATATTACCCAGGGGACATGGTAAGACTGTGATGACGAAGTGTTCTATTTTGCATGATTTTGTTTTTACAAAAGAACCTTTATTTTATGGCTGGGTAGCGGCTAGTTCTAAAATTAGTGTACCAAATTTAGATTATATAAAATATCACTTGGAATACAATGATAAAGTAAAGTATTTTTTCGGGGATTTAAAGGGCCGAAAATGGACAGAAGATGATATCGAACTTAGAAACAACTGCAAACTTATTAGTAAATCTAATTTATCAGGCATTAGGGGAGGTGCTAAGCTCCACAAGAGATACGACCTCATCGTGCTTGACGATTTTGAAGACGAGAATAATACCATTACGCCTGAGTCTAGAAGTAAAATTGCCAATCTTGTTACAGCTGTTGTGTTTCCTGCTCTTGAGCCTCATACTGGGCGTCTTAGGATCAATGGTACTCCTGTGCATTATGATGCTTTTATTACCAATATTCTTACTGGCTATTCTAAGGCACAAGCTAAAAAAGAAGATTTCAGTTGGACAGTGATTACACATAAAGCAATACAAGATAACGGAACTCCTTTATGGCCATCATGGTTTGGACATGAAGAGATGCAAAGAAAGAAAAAGTTTTACGCAGATTCTGGACAACCTCAGAAATTTTACCAGGAATATATGATGGAGGTTCAGAGTGAGGAAGATGCGATATTTACAAGAGATCATATTAAATACTGGGATGGTCAGTTTGTTCATGATGAAGAATCTGGCATTAGCAGTGTAGTTACGGAGGATGGCGATGTTAAACCAGTTAACGTTTTTGCAGGGGTTGACCCTGCTACGGACTCTCAGCGTAGGGATGCCGATTATAGTGTTATCATCTATATTGCTTGCGATGTGGACAATAATATTTACGTGCTCGATTATCTTCGCAAGCGTTCTTTACCTGTGCTCGGTATTCCAGGGTCTGATAAGAAAGGCATTGTTGACTATATTTTCGACTATGGAAAAATATATCATCCCTTGAATCATACTATTGAAGATACAACAATGTCTAAACCAGTCTTCCAGGCTATCAGGGCTGAAATGAGAAGGAGAAATGATTTTTCAATTGGATTTCGTGAAGAGAAACCAGGAACTAGAATGAGTAAAAGAGATAGAATACAGGGCATATTAGCCCAAAGATTTGCTGTAGGTCAGATGCATATTAAGAAAAATCATTATGATCTGCAGAGAGAAATAATTACATTTGGACCGCGGATGTCCCATGATGATACTATAGACGCATTAGCATATGCATGTAAGTTTGCATATCCGTGTGACTTTAGTCAGGGCAAGGATGGAGAATGGATGAAGAAGAAACCCGTAGCTAAATCATGGGTAACAGCATGAGGAAGAGTCTTATGAATTGTGTTGTGGAACTTACTACTAGGATTATTATTTTTAGGGACATATAGATATGGTGATTATATTACTGATGAATGCCCGCAGGCGAACTACAGCTGTCCAGCAATATGTGACGTGGATCACAAACACTTACCATTAAAGGAGTGCAAAGATGCCAAAGAAAAAAAGAGCAGACGAAGTAAGAAGTCTCTACAAGCTAGCCAACAATTGGACCAGGAAACAGTGGGAATTCATTAATCAGAAAGGATTTGACTTTGCTCACGATGAACAGCTGACTCAGGAAGAGAAGGATTCTCTAGAAGAACAGGGCATGCCTACTTTCACTATTAATAGAATTTTACCTGTTGTAGAAATGCTTAATTTCTATGCAACTGCAAATAATCCTAGATGGCAAGCAATAGGCGTAGAGGGATCTGATGCAGATGTAGCATCTGTCTTTGGAAATCTGGCAGATTATATTTGGCATTTATCTGATGGTAGTACATTGTATTCTAATGCTATAAATGATGCTATTTGTAAGAGCGTGGGGTATATGCTTTTAACTGTTGATCCAGATAGAGATGATGGTATGGGAGAGGTAGTAATACAGCAGCCAGAACCATTTGATATATATGTTGATCCAAAGTGTCGAGATATGTTACTTAGAGATGCTGCTTTTATTCTTATTCGTAAAGTATTACCTAAAAATCATTTAATTAAACTATTCCCTGACCATAAGAGAAAAATTAATTCAGCTTCTTCAGATGAATCTAGAGAGAACAGTTGGAGTGTTAGATCTTCGGGTGATGCAACTCAAGAGTTATTTGCATACAATGATGATGAAAATGCAAGCGAAGCTATAAATCCAGATGGATCAGAAGATACTATGGTTGAATTCTTTGAGGTATATGAAAAGTTAAAGGTACCTCATATGAATGTCTTTTATAGAGTACCTCCATCTCCAGAACAATTACAGCAAATGAAACAACAGGTTGCAGTTAAAATGAAAGAGATGCAAGCTGAAATGGAAGTACAGTTATTAGAACAGCAACAGCAAATGCAGGAGGCAGTTCAAAAGGGAGAGATGCTCCCAGAAAGATATGAACTTGAAATGCAGAAAGCACAGGAATTGATGAGGGCTCAGTTAGAGGGAGCTGAACAGCAGTATATGAGTGAACTGCAAAATGAAGCATCTAAAATTGAAAATAAGGTTATTAGTGAGAAAGAGTTTAAAATCCTTATGACTGATGAAGGTTTTGCAGCAAATGTTGTTGGTCAGATGAGATTTCATGCTCATAGGATTCAGCAAACTTGTGTTGTTGGTGATAAGGTTTTATATACAGAGGTATTGCCAGAGAATATTACAGATTATCCATTAGTACCCTTTCATTATAAATGGACAGGAACTCCATTTCCAATGAGTGCTGTAGCTCCCTTAATAGGAAAGCAGAGGGAGATGAATAAATCACATCAAATTATGGTGCATAATGCATCGCTTGGTAGTAGTTTGCGCTGGATGCATGAAGAAGGGTCTATAGACATGGATTATTGGGAAAAGTATTCATCTTCTCCTGGTGCCTTGTTACCTATTAGACCTGGTGCTTCTCCTCCTACCGCAGTGCCTCCAGCGCCCTTATCTAATGCATTTTTTACTATAGTTCAACAAGGTAAAAATGATATGGAATATTTAGCTGGTATCTACTCTTCTATGCAGGGAGATACACAGCAACAACATGAAACCTTTAGAGGTATGTTAGCATTAGATGAATATGGTACTAGAAGAATAAAGCAATGGATGCAGCATTCAATAGAACCAGCTTTAAGGCAATTAGGGAAGCTTCTTATGCAATTCTCTCAGGCAGTATATACAGCTAATAAGAGATTTAGAATTGTGCAACCATCTGCTATTCAAGAACAGAGGGAGCAGGAACTCAATATCCCTCTTTATAATGATATGGGAGAGGCAATAGGAAAATCTATGGATTATAAAGCTGCAAAGTTTGATGTTCATATTGTGGCTGGATCTACTCTTCCTGTTAATAGATGGGCATATTTAGAAGAATTAAAACAATTAATGCAACTAGGAGTGGTGGACGATATAGCTGTTCTTGCAGAAACAGACCTTAGGAATAAGGAGGGTATAGCAAAGAGAAAATCTATGTATGCCCAGATGCAGGGACAAATAGGACAAATGGATGAGGAGATCAAGGATCAGGCTGGAACTATTGAAACATTAGAACGACAATTAGTTCAGGCTGGTATAAAGACTAAGGTAATGCAAGGAACTATAGAGATTGAGAAAAACAAGCAGGATGTCAAAGGTTCTAGACAATCTGCTCTTCTTGAAACTGAAGCTCAGCAGAAACTGCTACGTAATGTAATGAAGAATGAAGCTGAGGTGGCAGGCCAGAAAATGGATCTAGCAGTCCAAAGTGCTGCAAATAATGCAAAAAAAGATTAAAATAGTTGTTGCTTTATACTATAACACTCTATATAAGTTTATAGATTATTAAATAAGGAGAAATAACAATGACAGAAGAAACAACCCAAAGTAACCCAGAACCTGTAGAAGATGCAGTTTTTGGCTCTAAAGGAGACGATTTCTTTGAAGCGCTAGAAAATGATGTGAATGGCGCTATACAAGATACTACATCAACCTCTGAGGTAACCCCTCCTATAAATAGTGGCTCCGAACAGGTAACCCACGCTGTGAACGAGGAAGGCTCCAAAAACGAGACGCAAGTCGATTGGGAACAGAGATACAAAGATTCAACCAGAGAAGCTCAGCGAATGCATCAAGAGATGTCTGATTTGAAACCTTTTATCCCAGTTCTTGACGCAATGAAGAATGACAGTGGTCTTGTAGATCATGTCCGTAATTATCTGACAGGTGGTGGCAAACCTTCAGCTACAATCCAGGATCAACTTGGATTAGGTGAAGATTTTGTCTTTGATGCTGGTGAAGCAATGGCTGATCAAGCTTCAGACTCTGCAAAACTGATGAATGCTCACGTGGACCGTATGGTTCAGAGAAGAGTTGGTCAAATGATAGGTGCTGAAAAGGAAAGGGCTGCTAAGACCCATGCTGAGATTACTCGGCAAGGTGACGAGAAAGCATTTCGTGATAAGCATGATATGACCGATCAAGAGTATGATGGTTTTGTTGAAGCTGCTAAAGAGCATATCTTAACTTTAGAGGATATTCATTACCTTTTAAATAAAGAAAAGACAGCTACCAATACAGCAAATTCTACTAAAAAGGATATGCTGAATCAGATGAAAAATGTACGGAATATGCCTACAAGTGCCAGTGGAGCAAACTCGCAAGGTTCTAAAGAAGAGCGTCCTGAAGACTTAGTCTTTAATGCGCTAAAGGGTCTTGACGGTGATTTAGATAACCTGTTCGAGTAGGTACGACAAAAAACTTTGAAACAGTTTTTGCCTGCTCTTGAACATAAATAAGGAGACAGACAAATGGCTGACGTATTATATGGAGGTGGCAATGATATTGGCACTTTCAGTGACGTTAATAGTCCTGGGTCATCAGGCAGCAGTCTAGATACTGGCGATCTTAGGCGGAAATATAATTTCGGTGATCGTGTATCTGAACTGAACCTGGCTCAGGATCCGTTCTTCCGTTTTGTTTCTATGGCGGCAAAAAAGCCGACAGATGATCCTTCGTTCAAATTTACTGAACGTAGAGGTTCATGGAACAAACGGTACGCATACCCATCTGCATTTTCAAATGATAATAGCACATGGGTAGAAGATCAAACAGCATCTGCAACAACTCAATACGATACATATGAGACCACGAGTAACACGGTATATGTTAAAATGGTTAGTGACTACAAAAATTCTGGTAATGTTACTAGTATTTTTGGAAACACTTCTAATGACATATTACTTGGAGATGATGGCACAATGCCTAAATTCTTCATTCCAGGACAATTGGTAAAAATACCTTTTGGCGCTGGTGGTGCAGCTCCTGTAATGGGATCATATGCAATTATAAAAGTAATCTCAGTAACCGAGCAAGATGAAGCAACATCTCCTCCAACAGTACATACTCAGGGTGAGGCTGTAATTTTGAAAGGCGAAGTTGTAAAAGCTAAGGATGCTGGTGATGATTACTTTGCTGGTCCTTTAGGTGTTAATACGCCTGTAGGGGATGTCACAGCTACTACATCTATTGCTGGTGCAACTCAGGGCGCAGGTCTTGAAGCATCAAGATGTTATGTTGTGGGTTCTGTGTTTGATAAAGGTACTGGTTATCCAGAAACTTGGAAAGACCAGCCTTTCTCAACTGGATATGGACAAACTCAGATCTGGAAAACTTCAATGGTTATGGATAACACTGATCGTGCTACCGTACTG